CATATGAGATATCCGATGAATAAGCATAACCACACATTCTAGCTTCATCACTATAAGTTGCAGTTGCGTTCTGTCCAGGACCGTGAGTAAGTCGGTACCCAATTTGGTCACCACTACCGTCACTCTTTTCCCAATCTATTTTAACGCCAGGTGTAACACTCTCAGCTTCAACAAATAATTTTGCACTTAATTCATAAGTCGTATTTGGTTGTAAGTGTATTGAAAGTTCTGGATCTTGAGCTACTGTAGTAGTTGAACTTCTTGTAGTATCTTCTTTTTTACAAACAACTGTTGGGATATCTTCATCACCAATAGCACCACTTAATTGATTTACTTGAGTATGTGAAATTGAATAATCTGTTAGAATACCTAAACCCGCATTTGAAGTTACGGAACTATTTCCAGAACCCATACAGATATATCCAGCAGTTGTAATTGTAGTTTCGTGTTCTAGAATAATTGTTGCTTGATTACCACACTTAAATATAACTCTAAATAACTCTTCAACTTTTTCAATATATAAATAGCATTTCTGACCTCTATAAAGAGGGCTTGTTAATGCTTGAGATTCTACTGTTGCAACTCCAGCACCGCCAACATTTTCATCAATGTACAAAGTACCGCTAGAGACATAGACACTGATATAATTTGAACCATTTGATATCCAATTGATTTCTGGAACTTCATCTTCTTCAACAACACCCCATTCAAACTTTCCAACGAATGAATATACTTCAAAATCAGGAGTAAGTTCAAGTGCCCAAATAGAATCTACTGGTTCTGAAATTTGAGAACCCATTTTTTCTAAAAGATAATTATATACTAATGATGGCCAACCATGTCCATAACTATAAGCAATTTCGTTAGTCCAACTTCCAGCACCATCATCCAATGTCCAGCATCCTGGAATATAAGTTGAACCATCTCTAGGTCTTGTCATTTGCAATAAGTTAAAGTTGACGTATTCACCAGATGCATTTGAAGCAGATGCCCATCTTAGTGAAATGTAATTTATTGTACTCCAATCTGGACTTCCAGTTGAAGAATACGTTGTTTTTTCTGGCATGAAAGTGTTGTATCCAGAAGATAATCCTCCTGCAGGTGAATAAGTTACTGAAAAATAATTTGATGAATCCGTACCTAATCTAATTGTTATTGATGAACAATACGCTGAATCAGAAACATATACTATCCACATTACATTCATTGCGGTACTTGCAGCAGTAATTTCATCCGCAAATTTAGTTAAATCAATTGACAAGCCCGTTTGATAAGCTTCCATTGTTCCGGCAGTATCATTTGTTTCAGTCAATCTTAATGATGTATGATCAAATGGTGAATATGTATCATCATTGCTTAATGATACTGTTCCCGCACCTGTCCAATCAGCACTGTCATTTAATCTTACAATTGGTTTCCAATTTCTTGCTGCAAAGTATGGTAAGTAATCTTTAAATTTTATATCTTGACTTCTTGCAGCTTCTGTATCTAATTCTTCAAGCAAGTTTACTACATTGTTTAAATTTGTTGCACTTATTGCAGGATAATCTGCATCAATAAACGTTACTGAAACTGCATCAAAATCTCCAAAAGATGGCATTTAATCACCTCCTACAGGTTGCATATTATTTTGAACATCTTTACCTCTTGAAAGCATTATGCTTTTTCTATTTTCTAATTCTACTACCTTATCTGTCTTCGAATATACTTCTACAACTGCCTCCCATGAATATACCTCCTTATTAATTTTTTGCATTGCGGATGTTATATTTCCCTTTTCATCTTCTACCTCAATAGATTCATTAACTACTTTTGTTATTGGCTTGCCTTCACAACTCCTTATTAAAACACATTTATTTTCTTGAGTTACAAGATCCATTAATGCTGCTGAAAACGCATAGTAAGTATTTAGTTTTAAAGCTTTATCTACACCAGTTTCTTCTGGTATTGAAAAGTACTTAATAAAATTTGTAACCATCTTAATCCTCCTTCGGTTAATCATTTGCAAATGTTATCGTGTATTGAATTAGCATTTCTACTGTAGTTGCTTTTGTATAAGATAACAATGCATGAGTTAAAAGTCTTCCGGTATCTTTTCCTGCACCACCAGCCCAATCTTCTGAAGTGTCTGCATAAATACCAATTTCTTTAATATCTAATTCAGTAGTAATATCTGAACCCGAAATATAAAAATCATAGGTTACTGATCCAGGAGAACTATCAGTTCTTAATACATAGGGAGTTCTATAAATTTCATTTCCTAAAGTTTCATCACTCGCAGTAACGGCTGTATTATCATCTCCAACAGCACAATGTTTAATTTTTAACCAACCCGCATAGCCAGTATTATACGTACATCTTACAAACCAATCTAGTGTATCATCAAGTATTAAATTTGAAGCACATTTGACAAGAAACTTTTTACCGCTAGGAGAAATCTCAAACACCTTTATGTTTCCGTGAACAACGCACTTTTCTTTAGTTTGTTTTTGTCTTTTTAATCCAAGTCTTACGGGAACTCTTCTGGGATATCGCCTTATAATTTTTCTCATGTTTCACCTCCTAATCATATACTGTTCCTGATGTAACAAGTGTTCCTGGAAGCAAATCGGTATCTGGTAATAGATCAGTATCAGGAAATAATGGAGTTATCACTTTATAGTAATAAGAACCAGCAATGTCACCCACTTCAGAATATCCATAAAAGTATACAATTGATTCATCGACATCTTTTTCAACGGCTTGTGGTCTAAACAAGTTTTTGAAAAATTCTTCCCAACCACCAAATACTGCTCCATCTAACACTTTATAAGAGTAAGTAATTGCGTCTGGACCTCTTGGTTTCCAAGATATTGAATCTACTAAAAATTGTTCATCAACATTCCAAGGTGTACCTAGTGTAATCTGAAACTGTTCTCCAACAGACCACAACTTTGAATAAGTATCAAATGATGCAGAATCTCCATCATTTGCATATTTTGTAAGCAATTGAACTGCATAATTTATTGCATCTTGCTTGTTATACAAATATGTATTTTGCTCAAATACTTCATGAGTATATCCTCTAGCGGTAATTTCAGAATTTGCTTGTGCTTTTACTAAGATTGGAATTAAACCATAGTATGTAACTCTTATTTGGTCTCCAACTTCTAAAACATCTTCATCTTCATCATGTGATATTTGTGAATCTCCATATGTCCAATACCATTGCATTCCTTCTGTTAAACCTCTAATACCAACAGTTTGTTCTTCCCAAGAAGTGGTTCTATAAACTTCAATAGTAGGTTCTAATGCTAGTGGATATTTTAAAGTAAATTCTCTACTCGTATCATCTGGTGCAGGTGTAGGATGTTCTTCTTCTTGAATCAAAGTCGTAGCCTTATTACCTTTAACAATTTGAACATTTCTATAATTTGAACCATCAATGGATCTTTGAAAATTTGAAATGCTTGTAAAATCTGTCATGTTAGTACTACTTATAGGTCTTTCAGTACCAGCTAAATCATAAAAGTGCAATGTTTTAGTATAATCAACATACCAGAAAAAGTTACCATATGTTGCAAGATTATCTAAGCATTGTATACCATTCATATGTTCAAATATGCAATTGTTTATTGTTGGATACTCTGCATCAATCGTTCCCAACGATATTCCTAAGTCTGCAAAATATGAAGTTTGAAGTTCTTGAATAATTTCTTCAATCGATCTATTTTCGTACCCTTGAACAATATCTATTCTTTCTAATATTTTTTTAAAACCGACAGCATTAACTTGATAAGTTAATGAACCCTTTTCTTTTTCTGTTATTGTTGGAATTTTATCAATGATACCTCCCCAAAGTAAAGTACCACCTGCATCTTTATCGCCATCATAAAAAGCAATATCTTTACCAAAGGCTATTTCAGCACCATTATCATCTGTTATAGTAAAGTTAAAGAGGGATGTTCCATTTGAAGATTCATCAATAGTCCAATTATCTTTTGCGATTGTAATTTCTGTATCGACGTTAGCGGGAAACGCATTTGTTTCCCAATCTCTATCGTCATCTATATACAAGTACCTCATGCTAACCTCCTTGTGGATAGATACCCAAATTTCTTAGCTTGGTATACAATATTTCAACAACCTCTTTTGAATTTGCATTGTTTGCGTTAACATTAATTACAACATCATTATTCGTATTGCCGCTAGAGGAAGAAGTATCTACTGTTTTATCAATCATAGGTGTAACTTTTATATTTGATGCAACAGCACTACTTGCTTTTTGCAATGTAGCAGCACCTGCAAGTAAACCTTCTTCAAGCATTTTAATCAAGTTTGGCATCCATTTGTCTGCGTATTTACCAGGACCTTCTTTTGTAGGCGAACTAAATCCTAAGAAATCTGAAACAATATTTGCGGCACTTTTTACTTTTGTTTTAAGAGCTGCAATCTTATCGCCTATTCCTGATATCAAATTATTCATCATATTCTTTCCCCAAGAATATGCTGAACTAATTACATTTTTAATTCCATTTTTAATAGCATTACCAACAGATTTAGCTTTGGAAGCTGCTTTTGATCTTATAGCCGCAATAGCACTTACTACTTTTGCCATTTTTGTTTTTACGTAACTTACAACTCTATTTAATGCATTTGAAACTGTTGTTTTAACTTTGTTCCAAGCACTTGACATTTTAGAGTGTATTGATGACATTGCATTTGATATTTTAGCTTTTATTGCTTCCCATTTATTAGTAACATAGCTTTTTACCCTGTCTAGGGCTTGAGATATAGTTGCAGTTATCAGTGCCCATATTGCAGTTGCTTTCATCTTAATGTAAGTCCACTTAGCAACAATCCATGAAGCAATGTTACCAATAATTTCTTTGCCCTTATTAAATAATTTTTGAAACCATTCAATAATTCCATTGACCATATCTGGTATGATTGAATGTCCTACAAGTGAATCATAGAGACCTACGAAGAAATCAATGATAGTGTTAATAAACGTTTTGAAAAATGCAATAATTGCCATTAAGCCATTCCATAAGAAATCACTAATGGCGGTTACCATATTCATAACGCCTTCTTTTAGCATTTCCGTATTGCCTGTAAATAAACCGATCAAAGCGGTCCAAGCACTTAATAGAAAAGTATAAACATTCATTATCATTGAATATACCCAAGGTAGTACTGACATCAAACCATTAAATGCAGCAAGTACAAGACCTAATGCGACTGCAAGTACGGTTCCTAATACTCCAGCAAGTAATTTAATCACTGGCAATAAAGGTTTGGCAGCATTTAAGAAACTATTAAATGCATCCACTAACGGTGACCAATTTATGCTTTTAAAATTCTTTACAAATGCATCCCATACTGGTTTAAATGTTCCACCAATAAACTCTCCAACTTTTCTCAAATTGTTTAAGAAACCTTCAACATAGTAAGAAATATTGTCCCAAAGTTCTGCAAAACCATCTGGTAATAAATCTAAAAGCTTATCTCTAAAAGTACTAACTTTTGCATTTCTAAATAAATCAATTAACCCTTGCAAGGTATCAAAGAAAGGATCAATTTTAGAATCAACATAGTCAACTGCATCTGGTAAAGATACAGTAAAGAAATCAATTATGTCTGTTACACTAATATCTGGCATATCAAACATTTGTGAAAGTCTTTCTTTAATATGGTCAAATACAGGACCTACTTCTTCTTTTAACTTTGAACCAAATTTTGTAAGATGTTCTAAAAGATTAATTGTCCCTGGAATTGCAACATCCCTCATGTAATCAAATAACGGTTGAGTTGCTTTACCTAAGAAAATTTCCACCTTATCTTTTAAAGTACTTAATCTTCCGGAAAATGTTTGAGAAGCTTTTTCCATTGATTGATAGAACATTCCACCTTTTTCAGATGCACTCATCATAGCTTCTGAAATTAAATCAAAACTTAATTCTCCAGCTCTCATCTTAGTTCTAAGTTCGTCCATTGTTAAGCCAGTTTCTTCTCTTAACAATTTCCAAATAGGTATTTGAGCATTAATCAACTGCAAAGCATCTTGACCTTGCATCTTACCTTGGGCATAAATTTGTGAAAATGCTAATGCTGCATGATATAAATACGTTGAGTTTCCTTTAGCGGAATCTCCTAACATATCCAAATACTCTAATGCGGTACCTGTTTCCATGCCATAACCCATCATTAACTGCGTTGCATTAACTAAATCTGCTGTGGTATATGGCGTAGTAACGGCTCGTTCAACTAAAGTATCCATCAAATCTTGTGCTTTGGATGCTGAACCTAAAAGAACTTCAAAATTAACTAATTGCATTTCTAAATAAGCATTATACCGAATCCCTGTTTTAATAGCAGTTGACATTGTTTGATGCAACTTATACAAAGCACTTGTTAATGAATCAACTAAGAATACTGATCCAGTCATTTTCGCTAGAGAAGCTAGTCCTCCAATCATTGAACTCAAACCAGATTTTGCTACATTCAAAAGAGTACCTCCGGCTTTTGTAACTACATTTTTAAAAGTACCCCAAAATCCAGTACTATTATTTAAAGCATTATTAGAACTATTTAAAGAATTTCTATTGTTACTTAATCTAGTATTTAGATTTGAAAACCTGTTACCTAATTGATTTACAGAATTTTGCAAATTGTTAATAGGCGTTGTTAAACTTGTAACAGCACTTCCTACACTATTTAAAGCTTGAGTTACTTGAGTATTACCTTGTGCGGACATCCTCAAAATTAACTCTTCTATTGTCATTGTTTCTCACCTCCTTCAAAGCATTTTGCTTATCTATTACATCTTCAATTGCAACTGCTCCGGAAGTATCTAAACCGTCTTCTTTCATTTCCATTTGATGAAGTTGTACCTGAAAACGTCTTTCATCTTTAATCCTGTGCTCAATCTTCTCACAAAATAGAAAAATTTGCTCTCGTGTCCAAGTTTGCAATTCCGCTAGGGAAACATGGTATTCATTCATCAATAAATCAAACATACCTCCCCAACCGAATTCAAAGTCATCTATCTGAACAGTTTGCTTGCGGTGAAGATTTTTTTTACCCCACTATAATTTAATTTAAAAGCTTCTACAACTATTTCGATAACATCATTTCTTGTAGCTTCAGATTCTATTACTAAATCTTTAGTAACAGTTCCTCTTGTAGCTATCTGTGCAAGTGTCAACATATCATCACTTTTAATTTCAAAAATAACATCCATTATTTTTTCAAGATCAAATGATGGTGCATTTACTATATTACCCTCTTCATCAATTTGAGGTGCAGTATTAGTTTGATTTGAAGGAAATAAATTCCCTACTTTCAAAAATGCATCTCTCAGTACGTTATCAAAATCATCACATTCTAACCAAGGAAGTGCTTTTAATTCTACTTCTGTATTCCCTAGCGGTAATTTGATAGCGGTATTTCTAAGAATATCTTGTTCTTGACGCTTTCTAGCATTCGCTAATGTTTGTTCAATACTTGCGGTATTTAGTACTTTTGCTTTTTTGAAAGTTGGTTTTTGTCCATCTGATTTAAAGTTCATCCTTTTTCTCCTTTATATTTAAGTTTTGAGGTCCGAATGGACCTCATATATCATGCAGCTACTGTAGTAAAGTTTGCACATTCACTTGCAGCCATCTGTGAATAATCATCTAATGCTTTACAATCTTTAGCAACGATAAATGAATAGTCTGTACTATTCGATAAGTTTGCGGAAGGTGTAAATGTTACCTCGTCGGTATCGGTTTGGGCAACCGTTCCGGTTACTATACCTGTACCGTCTTCAATTAAAACAAAATTTCCTAAGTTAATGCTATCTGGATGAATATCTCTATTGAAGGTCACTACTATTGTTGTATTAATTGCAATATCAGAAGCAGCATCTGCAGGTACAAAAGTACTTACAGCAAGAGTTGCTGGTGAACCATCAGTAGCAGCAGCAGTTTCTTCAAGGTAATATCCAAGTTGCTCTCCAGCACTTTGAGTTACATCACATACTGCTTTTGCAATAAGTTTGAACCCAGTTGTTCCATCTTTTAAGAAAGAAATTTCTAATTCTGGAGACATATTAACTTTATGTAATCTTATTCTAATATAAAGACTTCTGTTAGTTCTTTTTGGTGCTCTGTATTCCAGTACATAATCTGTAAGTACAGTATTTCCACCAAATGAAATCTTATCATATGCAACTTGACCTGCACCTGCAGCTTGTTGAGTTACTGAACCATATCCCAACGCATATTGCAATTTAGAAGCACCAACTTCTGAAAGCATTGTTTCAAAAGAACATTCTTCTCCAGGAACATAATATCCTACTGGAGCAAGATACTGATCAGTTTCAATAGGTTCTAAGGCACCTGTATACTTTAAAACTCCACCTTCTGAAGTTAAACCTAAATCAATAGGTACAGAATCTGGATTTAAAACTAAGTTACCCGCACCAACGTGTATTTTTGAAGGTGTTGCCATAATTCCATCTCCTTTCTATGCAATAATAATTTCTATTGAGCCTTGTACTAATGCACCTTGAGCTAATCCTACTTCGGATTCAAAAGCATCAGAATACCGTGCAGTTTCCGCTAGAGGATTACACAAGTAATTCCACAGATAGTTTTCGTTTCTTAGAATTCTAACTGTTGCATCAGCATATCTCAAAATATATCTATGAACCTTTTCAAGATCATCCGCTACTGCCCAGATAACACAATCGTACCTGAAAGTTCTAACTTGATAACCTTGAGGGTTTATTTTGTTACTTGAATTATCTCCAAGTATAATCCACGCTGGAAAGTTTTCAATTAAACTTTCAACATATGGACCATAAATGAATTGTGCTGGAGAAGGAGCACTATAAGTTGCACTTGCTTCAGTTTCAACAGTAACTATTTCATTTGCTAAGTATGTTTCTAGAATATCTGCAACGTTATTCAAAGCGTATTCTGCATTCATATGTTCCTCTCCTTATTTAAATAAATGTTTTACTGCAATCTTTATCCAACGCTGTTTTTGTGCTGTGGAAAGACTTAAAATTGGTCTTGCAGGAACGTTACCAGATCCAAATTGATGAAAAGAAGCTTTTGGATCTGCAGTTCCTAAGCTTAACGTTGTATTTGTTTGCTGTTGAACAGCATATCCACCACTTGTAGTTAAAGAACTTTTTAAAGAACCTGTCATTACAAGCAAGCCTTTTCCTGGATAGTTTTTTGCTTTCCAAGCAGCATAGGAAGAAGATAATGGTGCCCATTTGCTTCTTCCATCTGTTGAACCTTGACTTGCAAACATACTTGCATTTGTTTTTCTAAAATCATTTGTTACTTCTGTAAAGATATTCGTGAAGTTTTTAAAATTTAAGGACTTCTTCGCAATACCTGACAGAACTGTACTTGCACCAATAAGTTGAATTTTAAACATCTACCACTGATCCTCCGTCCTTTTCCAAATCGGCTCGGATTCCGCGTAATCATTATCACCATTTCC